GTAAATAAAGATTACTCATATCATTTATCTCTGATATGTCACCTAATTCATCAAAATAAAGTTGTTCAAACTTACGAGCCACCATAACATTGTAGGCTTGCTCAAAATTTGGAGGACGAAATTTTGTGAGAGAGCGATTTTCTACTACAAACATCAAAAATTTTTGTTTGACTAAGTCATACAACCATTTAGGATGGAGCGATAGTTCATAGAATATTTCTGTGAAATGATTAGCTAATAAAGCTTCATCAGGATCACATGACATCCAATTGAACTGCTCAAGAATAGATTCAATCGCAACAGGGGCAATGATATTTCCATCTCTATTTACAAATCGCCTCTTTAAGAAAGAAATTCCTTCCAAAAGAGGTTTATTTTCTATAATACCTTCATTGTTCTTTGTTCCTATCGTATACTTTATTTCATACCTAGAAAAGACTTCAGAAACACTATTAAAATTATACCATGGTGTATTAGGATCAGGAATGACCCAATTATCATCACCAAAGACGGCTAAATAGTTATTCTGAAAGTAGTCTGTTCTACTCGAATAATAGTAATTATTTTCTTTACAAAGAATCTTATATACAATTAACATTATAAATTCGTTAACAAGAGAGTTAAAGGGGGTAGTACCAGGCCATCCAGAAGGATTACCAGTTTCTTTCATTAAAAGAAACCCGTTAGCTACCATAACACTCTTAATTATATTTGCTTCAACAATATTTAACATGTTAATTTCACGCGGAGAAAAACCCGCTTGAACATAAAGCCGCCGAATTACATTAAAAACAGAAGACATGACATCTTCTTTCTGACTAGAGTCAAAGTTTTCAAAATCACCGTCAAAACCATATTGTCCTTTTGAGAGAGCATCATGATACATAATATCCCACGACAAAGAATGAGGATTCATCCTAAGTTTATGAGAGCCCTCACGCATGTCACCAAGATAACAATTAAAAAACGATCCTAAGATCATTTTAGTTAAGTATGTCATCTCGATAGCACAAGCTTCAAAGATTCTGGTTTTAGGTTTATCAATAACCTTTTCAATTGGTCTGGTCTCATCTTTTAATTGACATGAGAAGACAGTAAGAAGACGGTTGTCCTTCTTAGCTTCTTGACACAGCTTAACGCAATAAAATCGCACAGCTGTAGCTAGAGAGGAAGTCTTCCATTCTATTAGACCATCAGTATTTTTAAATACGTCCTTTTTACCTCCTTCACAGAGTCTTTCCATATTCCAGGGAAAACCTAGTGAAGTACTAAGATCAATACCGGGATAATACGTATCACCGTTTAATATTTCATGATCATTCCAAACTTTCAATTCGGGAATTATAGGTAAAAAGTAATCAAACATTTCATTTTCTACTTCTTTTAAAATATCTTCAGGGAAAGGTTTAGTCACCTTTCCAAATGCAGCTACGCGAGTATACAACATATCTTCTGAAATAATTGAAGGTAAAACAGTACTCTTAAAAATCTTATCGTAAGTTTTTAATTTAGTACAAGAAGTTTTATCTTTAACGGGCACACATTTAACGTGCCCTATTACTTCTGAATCAGTGTTATAAGGAAACTCC